CGATTTCGCCGCCGGCCGCCGCGCCGTGGAACGTGCCGTTCGCCATGTCGAAATAGACAAGGCCGTTGGCCGTTTCCATGTTCGTCAAGCCGCCCCCGACGTTAGAGGCGCTGATCTGGAAAAGCAGCCCCTCCTCGACGTGGAAGGCCCCCGTCGCTCCGGGGGCGACTTTTTCAAGCGCCACGCCCGAGATGCTCCCAAGCACCGCGAAATCGCCTTTTTCGATGGCGGCATCCGTGGTGTTGACCATGCGAAGGCGGCTGTTGCCCTCTTTTTCGACAAATACCTTTGCCATGTTTTCCCTCCCCCTACATCTTCAGGACGGGCGGGGCCGCGTCCCTCGAAGGCTCCGCGCCGCCGTTGGCGACTCTGTTGATCGCGGATTCGCCGTCCGCCAGGGCCGCGTTCAGGGAGGCGAACACCGAATCGGCTTTCATGCCTTCCAGGGCCTTGTCCACGTCCTCCCCGGCTTTGCCGGCGACGGCGTTCCGCGCGTACACGTACGCTGGGTTTTCCCTCTCCGCGCCATCGCCCGTTTTCAGCGTCTTGCTGCCGACCAGCGCCAGCACCTTCGACTCCGCGATCGCGTCCCGCTGGGCCTTGTTTTCGGCCAGCACGTCCGCGAGGCTGCGCCCGTTCAGCAGCGCGACGGCTTTCGCGTTTTCGGCGTCGGCCTCGCTGCGAACGAGGCTCGCAAGGCCGACGCCCTCGGCAATCTGCGCCAGGCTGATTTGCCCGTTGTCGACCATGTTTTTCAGGGCCTCGAGCAGCTCTCTTTTTTCCACTCCGTTTCCTCCGTTCGTCGATTTTTCCCGCTTGGCGTCGAGCTTCCGGATCAGGCTTTCGCACGCCGCTTTCGTCTCGCCGGAGGACCTTGCCTTCAGCGCGCTCAGCGCCGAGCGGTAGACCTTTCCGCCCTTGCCAATCGGGTATAAATAGCGCTCCCGAGTTTCCACGGTCGCGTTATTGTCTCTGCAAAGGAAATGCTTCCCGACGTTGTGCCAGTCATCCCCTTCGGGCCCAAGCGCGGCTTCGTAGTCCTTTTCGCCCCACTGGAATCCCCTGTGCGCCTCGATCCTGCCCTCGCGTATCTTGCGGCAGGCCCACCTGTAGCAGAACCGCGAGACGCTCTCGCCGTCGGCGTTCGCCTCGAAGCCAATGCCGTCGGTTTCGCCGCCTTCGCTTTTGTTGACGGCCTGCTTCATGGCGCCCATGCCGTACTCCACGGCGTCGTTGCGCTCCCCGCCCTTGCTGCCGATGAAGTGGCGCACCTCGCGCCTTTCGCCGCCGGAGTCATCGATCTTGACGACGTACTCCGGGTACGAGACCAGGCTGTAGTTGACGATCTTGGCCTTCACGTCGCGTATGAAGCCTTCGTTGCTGCTGGAGTCGCCGTGCCTTGGGACGTACATTTTCAGGTAGGCCCTTCCGGACTTGCCGTCGGCGTTCGCGACGACCTTGCCGCCTATCGTGTAGAAGTCGGTGCAGGGGCGGGAAGTCCACTCGTGGCCGCGCTTGCTTCCGGGGTGGGGGCGGTCCTTCAGCTTGCCCACGTACTCCTCGAAGAACCCGCGCTCGTAAACGCCGCCCGAGCCGCGGCAGGGAAACTCCAGCATCTCCGTCGAAAAGACGGGGTCAGCGTCGCCGCAGAGCAGCGCGCCGTACGCCGCGTCGGGGATGAGCGTCGGCACCTCCTCCGTTACGATGGAGCCGCTGAAGTTCAGGACGCGCAGCCCGTCTTTTTTTGCCTCGCCGTTTAGAAGCATAGCGTTTCCCCCTTCAGCGCTTCGATGTCAGCGCAAACAAATCTTTTTTCATCTTCTTCGCGATAAAATACGGCGTCGCTAATTCGACGGGGTTCCGGCGCGGTCTTGTACACGGCGAATTCGGCTATTGCGTTGGCTTTGCAGTAATCCCAAATTTCCTGTATCGTATCAAACGTTTCCTCGTGCCAATGCCTATCGAGCCATAAACTCCAAGGTTTGCTAATGTCCATAACAATGTCCTCCTACGCCGCATTCCGCAGATATACGCTGCTGTGCCACTTGTCGAGGTAATCCACGCTTTCGCCCCTGTCCCACCGCAGCACGTCCTCGAAAAATTCATCGCTGTCGCGCATAAGCGGCTCGATTGCGCACATGCAGTTTGGATGCGGATACGCGGGAACCTTGTCGTGCTTCCATGGGTTTTTCTTTTCGTAGCCCTCGCACGGGCAGTCCCAGTCAAGCCTTGCGGGATTGGTGACCCAGTTGAAAAGCCCGCTGCACGACGGGTTGTCGCGGCCGGCTTGCAGCTGCGCATCCTGTATGGACGCATACATTTCGCTTCGCACGAGCCTAAGCGCGCGGTAGTCGATGTTTTTGGGCAGTTTTCCCGCCCTCATGTTCGGGCCCCAGCTCTTGGCCTCAATAATGCCGCTGTCCTGCAGATAGCGCGCCTTGCCGTGCCGCGTATACGCCGATAGGTCCCTCGCGATTTTTCGCGGGTCCCTCCCGATCGCGACGCCGGCCGCCGCCACGCCGCGCACGTCGCCGATCCAGTCGGCGCCCAGCTTCCAGATGCGCGCGGAGTAGTCCATGCCGCCGGCCATGCGGCTCGCCATGCTGCGGATCACGCGGTGGTTGATGGCAATGCCGATGCCGTTCAGGCCCCGGGCGTTTATGCCGCGAACGCCGATCAGCCCGCTCTCCGCCATCTGCTGAGTGGTGTTGCGCGTGAATATCCGCGACACCCTGCGCACGCTGCGGCGCGTAAGCTGGTCAACCTGCGCGCCCAGCCTGTTCGCCTCCTCCTGCAGCAGCGCCTGGATCAGTTGCCAGCGGTCCGTCGTCAGAGACGTCGCGCTTTTGTCCAGATGCGCCTGCAGGATTCCGCCTGCCTGGCGGGCAGCCTCCTCATAGACCCTGCGTACTTGCCGGGCATTGTCCGCGCTTGTCGCGGACATGGACTTTCGGGCCTGAAGGAACGCGCGGCGGAACTGCCTATTCGTCATCGTCGCCCCCATCAGGCTCCGCCGCCGCCCGCCTGTCCCCGCGCAGGTACGGATCCTCGCTCACGTAGTGGGCGTGGTCGGCGCACCCCTTCAGCTCCGCCTTGAATTCCTCCAGCGTGCCTATGCCGCTCTCGGGGTTCATTTGGTTCCACAGCGTGTATAGCTGCCTCAGCGTCATCGTGCCGGAATTGACCATGCCGGAGACGGCGGAGCTGAAGCTGCGGAGTATGTCCGCCTTCGTTTTCTCGCTTGTCGCCGTCAGGCGGTTCCAGCATATCTCGACGTCGCCGGCATACCGCTCGGCGCGGGCCACCTGCAGGACGTTGAGCGAGCCGCGGTACAGGGCGCGGTACGCCTCGGCGTACTGCGCGCGGATTTCCTCGACGCGGCTTATCGCCTGCTGCCACTGCTCCTCAGTGGTGGCGTGGTTGCCGGTGGCCAGAGGCCCCCAGAACAATTCGGGGATGCCGGTGCCCTCGACTATTTTCAGGAACTTGCGCCGCAGCGCGCTTTCGTGCGCCGCCGTCGCGTCGCTGGGCGCGAACACGAAAGCCGTGGACTCCTTGCCCTTGATGTTGACGATTAGATCGCGCTCGAAAATGTCCAGCGTTTTCAGCCCCGCGATGCTGCCGCTCCCGGTGTTGTTTTTCAGCCACGCCTCCACGCCCTTCTGCGAGTCGCCGCTCACCTCCTGCACCTGCTTGGGCGTGAACTTCGCGAGTATCGTGCTGACGCGGAAATCGATGTCGTGGTAGTCCTTCAGGTCGCGCAGCACGCGGGCAAACAGCGAGTGGCCCCGTATCTCCGCCTCGTCCGTCTCGTTGGAGAACGGCACGGGCAGGACGCCGCTGACGTTGCGGGCCGTGTAGTCGGGGTAGCGGCCAATGTTGTACTTGACCGCGACGCGGTCCGGAAGGAAGCGCCTGTCGCGCTGCAGCGTCTCGCTAGTGTTCGGGCGGACGCGCAGCGTTATTTGCTCGCTGGTGTAAATTTCCCTGACGCGGTTGCTTGCCACGTCCACCAGTATGTCCGTGACGATCGCGTCCGGTATCTCCTCCCATACCAGCCCGTGGCTCATGTCGTACCTCGGGTACCGCCACGCCGTGCCGTGCAGCAGCGAGCGCCGGTGCAGCTTGCAAAACCGAGTCGACATTTGCTCCGTTATTTCGCCAAGCGCCTCCTGCGTCCGCGGGTCGCCGGACTTGGGGACGGGCGCGCCCATCAGCGCCACGATTGTCGACAGCGGGGGCAGCAGCAGCGGGGACGCGAACTGCAGGCCTTGGTACGATCCCTCGTACAGAGCCTTGAGCAGCCCGCTGTTGGCCTGCAGCCCGCCCTCCATGTTGACGGCGCCGGGGCGCAGGTTGCCTATGTTCGCGGGCGGCGTTCGCTCGTCGCGGCCCCACCAGTCGAAGCCGCGGGCGCGAGTGAAAAAATCCCTTAGCCGCCCGCCGAATCCCGCCATTACAAGTCCCCTCCGTATCTTGCAGAGAGCGCCGCGCCGACCTCGGCGCTGCCGCTGGACGTGTCGCAAATCAGGCCGAACGCGCCGGCCGCCGCGTCGGCCATGTCGTCGTGCGCGTAGTCCTTCGGGCTGTCTGTGACGGACTCCAGCTCCGCGATGAAGTCGTCGTTCCAGGCGCCGCGAAGCAGCAGGACGTTCCGCGCCTGCACCTGCGCGGACAGCGGCCGCCACCGCAGGAATTTCTTCGCCGTCTCGGGCACCGCGGTCACGTCATGCCCGGCCAGGAACAGGACAAGGTCCTCCACCTCGGCGACCCCGGCGGACCCGGGATCCCGCGCCAGGCCGATCCTGACGTCCGGCTCCTGCGACGCTATCGCCTTGATGTTTTGCTTGACCGCCAGCGGGCGCTCCCTGAATCGCCGGACGTCCGTGACGCAGTACCGCCCGTCGCTGAGCCGCGCTATCCTGACCCCGGCCGTCCAGTCCGGATCGGGGTTCGACTCGCTTTTCTCGGTGGCCGCCCTGTCCCAGTACCGCGCCTCGCTCTCGATCCACCCGGGGACGGCGTCGACGATCTCGAAGTCCGTCCGCTTGAACAGCTCGCCGGCGGTGGGCCGCGCGTTCCAGTTCCCCTTCAGAAGCCGCTGCTGCTCGTACTCAGGCAGGGCCAGCAGGTTCGCGCGGTACCCGGGGTTGGCGCCGGTCAGCGCGGGGTTGTTCTCGAGGAGCGCCGGCACGAACGTAACGGACTTGGGCAGCACGTCCTCGGGGCTCATCCCCTCCGCGGCGAAGCGCTCGACGAGCTCCTCGCTCGTGTCGCCCCAAGTCACCTTGTTTTTGATGCGGACCATCCAGCGGACGGCGCCGGCGCGCTCGGGTATCGGGAAGCCGTCCTCGCCGATCCACCACGACAGGAACTTGCGCAGAAAGCTGTCAGGATCGGGGTTGCACGTCGCCCTGACGTAGGGCCTGACCCCGCACGTCGTGCGGTTCCTCGAAAGCATGTAAAAAAACTGGTGCTCGCTGAAGTGGTGGAGCTCGTCGAACAGGATCAGCGGTATCTGCGAGCCGTCCCACGACCTGACGGTCTCGTCGTATTGCAGGTGGTGGAACTCTATCTTCGCCCCGGACCCGAACCTGGCCCGCAGCGGCTGCTGTATGAAGTCCTTCGTCAGCGGAGAGTAGAGCCGCCGCGCCGTTTCCCAAAGCCCGCCCTCGGTCGTGATCTGCGGCATGGTGCGCCGGAACACCACGGCGCCGAAGTCCCCGTTCTCGATGTGCCGCAGCGGCTCGATGAGCAGCGCGTAGGTCTTGCCGCACCCGGCCGCGCCGCCGAATATGGCGATGTCGGCGGGGGACGCGAGGAAATCCTCCTGCGGGCCTTCCTGCGGCCTGATCGTCGCCTCGCTCACCGCGCCTCCGCCCTGCCGTTGTCCGGCATGTATATCTGCACGAGCGCCGAGCCGCCGACGTCGCCGGAAAGCTCCACGCTCTCCCGCGGCTTCCCGTCGATGCGGTCCATGATGTACTTGATCGCGTGGATGTCCCTCCCCTCCAGCGCCAGCTCGATCAGGGCGGCGACCAGCGCCTCCTTGTTAGGCGCTCCGCCCCTGCCTTTTTTCTTCAGGTGCTTTTCGAGTATGGACGTGAGGCACATTCCCTTGCGGGGCCTTCCGCGGCGGTTTATCCTCGGGTCGTTTTTCGTGAACGGATTCGCCATGGCCCCTCTCCCATCAGTTATTCATCTGTATTTTCAGACGAATAGCTGCCCGTACCGCAAATATAGTTTGGAAACTATGTTATGTCAAGAATAATATAGCCGCAAAACCATATTTTAAGCGATTTTTTTGCCGATATTAGGAGAATGACCGGGATGACGGCCAGCGAGATGGCGGAGAAATCAGGGCTAAAGCTAAAAACGGTCAAAAAAAGGCTGGAAACGGCCAATATAAAGCCGCTGACAAGAGAAGCCCTCTATGCCGAATCCGCCTATGAGACAATTCTGAACGCCCCGCCGAGGGGAAGACCGCGAAAAAAAGGGACGGCCGAGCCGCCCGGGGGCGGGGGCGAAAAACCCGCCGAAACGGGCTGATTTCGCCTGCGGCGTTATATCTCATTTTGCCCATTCCGATGCGCTGGCACACACTTCTCGCGCGTTCTGGGGGCATTTTAAAAACGCTCTTGGAACGGCTGGATAAACGGTATTTTCGGGCGAATAATTTTCGCATCCCGCCACTCCCCGTCCTCCATCCACTCATTGCAGTCCGCGCAAAGCTCGTCCCCGTCCTCACAGGCCCCGCAGATAAGCATCCCGCATCCGTAGCACGCTATAATATCCTTGTGGGCGAAATGCCTGCCGCAGGACTCGCATTTGATAAGCGGCTCGCTATCGCTCATTGTTTCCCCCTATCCCTGATTTTTATTCGATAGTCCGCCCCCCTGAATGGAGCACGCGCCGGATTCCAAAACTGAATAATTTCCTGAATATTTCCTGACGCATTTGCAGATTCATGGCCGCCTTTCCCACGCCTCCCTCATT